AGGAACTACCTAAAAATAACACCTCAGCCTGTAATCAACATTTTGCGACATCTGCTGCTTCAAGCGCAATGTCAACGCCTGCTGCTGTAAGCGCGGCGACTGAGCAACATGTCAAAGACAGGATGGCTGCTTTAAGCGCCGACGGAACGACCGTCAACAAAACCCCGCCTAAGCGCGGAAGACGAGGAGGGTCGCCTTGTGGGTCTAGAACTAGCAATACTAGTCGAGGGCCTAAAAGCACTAGTGAAGTGCAACCACCCGGGTTACGTTTTAGAGATATTTCAGACTGGGCGAAAGCCTGGAAACATACTGTCTCTACCAAAGATGAGTTATCAGCAGAGTATTGTACGAGGATGTCAATTCCCTTCACTCTCGCTGATCGACTTCCCAATCCCCATGCTATCAGCGCACTGGCACGTGATGAAGTCGTGCGCCAACTTTTGATGAAAGAAGGCAAAGGGAAAACCAATCTGTCGATTCTCGATTGGTTCGGAGGGAAGCGAAACCAAAAGTTCAACCCAGCAATTGCTGGACCTTTTGGAGTTGTAGTCTCTGGGAAACAAACTAAACCCTCGAGTCGGGCTCTGTCTATAAAATGGACAATTGCCCCCGAAACTGCTATCGCAGGCGATGTGAATCGAGTACCGGTTCGCGTCTCCGTCTCGGAAGGAGAAAGATTTGATTTTGTATTGGTCCAAGACGTCTATCATGACGGTCCCACACCCACTTCAAAATTTCTCCCTGAATCAATCCGAAAACTCTCAGTTTTTTCAAGAAATGTCTATGTAACAGCACGGGCGTTTTTAGGAAAAGCCGGAGCTGACGATTTCGGCAACTCGAAAATTGAGCAAGTGTTCTACCGAGATGAAGATGATCTCATTATCAGTTCGCCTGATTCTGAGGCTTCGAATTATCCTAGACATCCAGACATCGATTGGGTCACTCAATACCGACATTTAGACGGGATTGATATTGTCCCCATGACCGGTGTAAATCCTTATTTTCTTTCTCTCTGTTCTGTTTCGAACGATGGGTGCCAAGAAATTGGTGTTCAGCGATTAAAACAAGGGAAGATCGTTGATATGGAGATGGAAGTCCCTACACAGGGCGTCTTTTCCGACGCATGGATCGGTTGGCTCGTGAACTCGAAAAGTTCACTTTCTTATTGGCTATTTGGTTTTAAGAAAGAGACTGTGAGAGTGCACGCAAGCACATTTGCCGAGTTAAGTCTCGCCTTTTCCGTTAAGACACCTAACGGACAAATTCTTGATTCTTTAGTAACTCAAGTAACTACACGTCTGATGAAAGACCCTGAACTACGTGCGCTATTCGCGCGATTTCCCTTTGAATTCAACCGTATTAAAACAGGAACAGTAATGGCCTGTTTATATGGTGATAGAAAGGAGAATGTCGCAGTGGTTCATAACATGCGTACACAATTTGCGGTCACAGAACCGTCTCTTGTGGCAGCACGCGGGTCGACCATCAAGAGTACCAAGACATATGTCCTTGGTCTCATCACCGCTGTGTTACTTGGATTGTTGGGGAGTACTATGCTAGCTGGTAGGTTTATTCCCGCCAGTTTTTTCAGGCAGTATCCTTTAATTTCTGCAGTGGCGGAAGAGGGACTCTATTGGAATAACCCACAAATATATTTTGCTGGGGTGGCATATGAATTTGCGCGAGATATCACAACAAATCCGTTGGGAGCAACGGCTAACCTATTCATGCATTCCGGTCTGGGAGTGATAAGAAACATGGGGTTAGGAGGTAAAATAGTTGCAGCAGTAATCCACGTGGGTTGGAACTGGCTAACAACTAGAACCCGAGTGTCAGGACGATTTGATGTTTTTACGGACGCTTACAATCAAGGAATCTCTCTTGAAACGATTGAAGGAAACGTTAGTGCCATTCCCGCAGGCACATCGTTCAATTCTTACGTGACCAAGATGGAATCTCAACCTGTGAAAATCCGAGAACATGTTTCAATTTTTGTTGATCGACAAGAAGTCGATTCTAGAACAGCTTTTGAACTTCTCAGGGTTGCGACGGGTCCCAATAGGACCTATCCAATTCTGATTACACATCGTCTTCTACATCAGCCTGCCAATGTGGAATCCAATCTCTTGGCAGCAGTTCTTGTTAGGATCTTAAATGATCCATTTGTAGACAACATTAATTCTGAAGAGTTCCGACATTCTTGTTGGAAAAAACTTTCTGTTTTAGTCGTTGAACAAGGACTATTGGACGCTCATCCTGAAGCTCAGATCAGCTTTTCAGAATGTGTCCAATTAATGGGAAAGAAAGGTAAAAGATTAGAGAGAGCTTATGATGCCCTTTTAAAAGGAGCTATTGGTAGAAGTGGAAAAACTATCAATCTTAAGTGGAATGAAACTTTGTCTATCAACAAGGACATTCTCGGAGTCGTCACCATGAAACCACGTGCTATTCAAAATCTTGAACCGCACATTCATGCTGTGATGGCTTCATTCGCTCGAGTCTATGCGAAAATTCTTCACGATTCATTTGATTCTAGCAGAATTCACAATTTTTGTGGACATTCTGTTCGGATTATTTTCGCGTCTGGATATACTGGTGAGCAACTTACGGAGATTGCCCAGTCACTACTTGATGGAATTTTCACAATTGTCGTTTCTGGTGATGATTCCGTGGTCTCGTTTGGCCACGAATCACGTGACGGTTATCCTTTCGGAGAAGCTGATCAGAGTGCTTTCGACCACACACAAGATGATGGACCTTGTAAGATTTTTCAGTCTTATGTACAGAAAGCCCTGGGTTTCCCGAAGGAGTTTACCGATATGGCTTATTCATGTTGTAGTTCCGGATTTACTGTTCGGAAAGGGCGTCTTTTTATGAAGGGATCAGGTGGAACACAAATGCCTACGGGTATCACTGTTACCACCTCTTATAATAGCGTCTCTACCGTCTGTTTCTGGTTGTGGTGGTTAATAAACCCTACACTATCAGTAATAGAGGCTGGACAACAACTAGGTTTTAAGGTCAAATATTTCCCACGACTATCAATTACACAAGCCACTTTCCTAAAAGGTTGGTGGCTCTTGACAGTCGATGGTAGATACGTTTGGCGTCCATTACCATCCGCTTTGTTAAAACTTGGCAAGATGATAAAAGACCCTGTCGAAATCACTTCTTTCACCCGTCGGGGTAAGAAGATGCATCGTTCAGCAGAAGAAGCTGTCCGAATGTGCGCAATGGCACTTGCAAATTCTTATCCGACTGTAAAGGACGACTATCCTATCTTAGGAACTTTCCTGAAAAAACTCAGGACATTAGGTTCCGAAAGTCCCTCAGCCTTGGTGGACATATTAGAAAGCTCAAAGCCCACGCCATCGGCTGGAGTAATCGACTATGTGCAGGCTTGCGCGGAAATTGAAGATCGCTATGGCATAACAAAACGCGAAATTCGAGAAGTAGAGGATCTACTCAACGCTATCACCACCCTTCCAGCTTATATTGAACATTCTGTTTTCGATAAGCTGGTCGACGTGGACTATTAAGTCCACGTACACGGGCAACAGAGCTTTAGCTCGGGGTGTAACAATCCCCCCCGTAGTAGTTCGGTCTAGATTGGTAACCTAGGCCGGCGGGCTATAACAAAATATAGTAAACTTATGACTAGAAAAAGAAATAACAACAGAAAGAACATCGTCAAAATCGATGGACAAGGAAATTACTACACAGAAAAGATTCTTCCCGTCATGCAACAACTCGTTCCAAAAGGGACATTCTCGAAAGGGGGTGCCTACCTTGGAACTACAGGAGGTCGCATGGCAGGTGGAGGATATGGAATGGCGGGCCCGGGGGGCGCCATCGGAGGAAAAATTGGAGGATACCTCGGAAAAGGGTTGTCACGCATTCTTGGATTTGGGGATTATACGGTTACGTCTAATTCTTTGGTCAAAGAAGGTATGGCGATCGCTCCGGGGGAAGCGGTCCCGTCATTCGGAGTCATCGGGCACGCAACACGTGTCAGACACCGTGAATACATCGGAGACGTCCTCGTACCATCCGACCCTCTCGCGTTCAGCAACACGTCGTACACGATCAACCCCGGAAACACTACTACGTTTCCATGGTTATCCTCACTAGCTGCCAATTATCAGCAGTATCGTTTTGAGGGACTAGTATTTGAATTTAAGACTTTATCATCGGATATTTCCGCTGGTGGAGCGCTTGGATCCACAATGTTGGCCACCAATTACGATGTCACTGAAAGTCCTTATTCAGATAAGGTGCATTTAGAGAATAGTCAGTATGCCGTTTCAGCCAAACCATCCCATTCACAAATCCACACTATTGAGTGTGATCCAACCGCTTCTACTCAGAACCTTTGGTATGTTCGTGATGGATCTTCTTCTACCGCATCTTCTGACAACAGATTTTATGATCTCGGACTTTTCCAGATAGCTACAGCTGGATTACCCGGCGCTGCTGGTGAAGTTCTTGGTGAACTTTGGGCATCTTATGATGTCTCTCTTTTCAAACCCGAGATTGTAACTCAATCCAATCTGTCGTCCAAGATCGTCGGAGACACTAGTGTTTCCAAATCTGCGATATTCGGAACCAACCCGATTACTACTGGCACAGCAGTTTCCACTGTTGACACCAACACAATTACTTTCACTCGCACTGGTGAGTATATTATCGATTTTGAACTTGTTGGAACCGGAGCCACTTCTATTACACAGAGTGGAACCGCCACAGTTTCAGAACTCGCTGATGGATTGACAAGCACCACTGGAAGAAATAAATTGTATCGGGTCGCCGCAGTTTCCGGACAAACAGTCGCGTTCAATGCTACAGCTTGGACCACTATCACTGCTTGTACTGTACGTATCACTGATTACGTTTACAATCTAGCTTAGACAAACCGCAAACCAGACCCACCTACTCGGGGTCAGAAAATATACGCTTTGGGAC